ATCACATACAGACTATCTCCTAATACATAGGCACTATCTACACTCACTCCTTGGATACCTTGGATACCCTGTGGACCTTGAATACCCTGTGGACCTGTATCCCCCTGTGGACCTGTCTTCCCCTGCGGACCCTGCACACCCTGTGGACCTTGCGGCCCCTGTGGACCTACCACATACCCTGCATTAAGCGTATCATCACTACTCTTTATCACATACAGACTATCTCCTAATACATAGGCACTATCTACACTCACTCCTTGGATACCTTGGATACCCTGTGGACCTTGAATACCCTGTGGACCTGTATTCCCCTGCGGACCCTGCACACCCTGTGGACCTTGCGGCCCCTGATCACCTTGTATATTATCTGTAACTAGACTAAAAGTGTCTTGACTTATTTTGTCAACAAAGAGCATCTCAAACACTCCAGGACTGATACTATCACCCTTCATGATCGTATCCAGTCTATATACAAAATACTGAGTGGTATCAAACTCACTGAGGCTATCCCTTAGAGCTTGATTATTAACCAGTAAGGTCACCAGGCTGTCTACATTGATGAAATTATAGAGCGAGTCACGGCATATTTCTATGGTGTCTCTTGTTATTATGGTGGTGGTATCGTATACAGTTTGGAGCAGATATACCGAGGTATCAAATTCACTGAGGCTATCCCTCAACAATTGATTGACTGATAGTAGCTTTGCCAGGCTATCTACATTAATGAAATTATACAGGCTATCTCTACATATGTCAATGGTATCCCTACTCACTATGGTGGTGGTGTCATAGGTGGTCTGGAGTATATATACTGATGTGTCAAATTCACTCAGGCTGTCTCTCAATTCTTGATTATTAACCAGTTGTGTGACTAATGTGCTGATGTTTATGATGCTGGTGATGGTATCATTGCATATCCTGACGGTATCGCCACCTTCCCCCTGTATCCCTTGCGGACCTTGTGGGCCTGTATCGCCCTGTATACCTTGTATACCTTGTATACCCTGTGGGCCTGTATCGCCTTGTGGGCCTTGTGGGCCTGTATCGCCTTGTATCCCTTGTATACCCTGTGGGCCTGTATCTCCTTGGATACCCTGTGGACCTTGTGGGCCTGTAGGCCCCTCTGGACCTGTTTCGCCCTGTATGCCTTGGATCCCCTGTGGACCTACATTATTGATCGTGATGGTATCAGCATCTATGATTATATATGTTGTGTCCTTATTTACTACTACTGTAGTATCATAGACCACATTGATCAGCGTATCTCTTACAAATGTGCTATCATACTGATAGACCACCGTTAGATTAGGATTAGACAGAAGAGAATCACATGAGGCATTGTTTACATTTGGCACACATGGATTAAAATCATTGATATCATAGAGAGGGTGAGATGGTGATACATTGCCATAGAGTGAGTCTCTGTCTGAGTCTATGAGTATTACGTCTTGGGATCTCAGAATAGAAAAAAGAGAGCAGAGAATAGAGACTAACATTATCTTTTTCATTTCTTCTGTGGTTTTCTTTTCCAAATGGTCTGCCTGGACTCTTTCTCTTTTACCCTCATGATCTTCATTACGCAAAAATCTACCATCCCTATATCACATCATAATCATGTGATACTTTCAATGCTAAGTTTACTATTAGATGATATTGGTGTATATTTGCTTTCAGAAAACATCTATACTATGGATCACATCGCACTGACAGCACTATTCACCACTCATGGCAAGAGAGCTATAGACTTCATCAGGTGGCTCAGAGAAAATTATAATATTGAGATCACCAGGAGCGAATTGTCTCTACACATGTCTGGTGGGAGAGGTATAAACAGATGGGCCGAGGCCCTATATAAGATCTATTTTGAATCTTTGGATTAACCACACATTCTGCACTATACAGGCACTATCCTGCCATTCCAGATCTTCTTATTCTCCACCACGAAGGCCCCATCAGCTCCCACCAGCTCCACCGTACAAAATCCATGACTCCAGTTATTCTTAGGAGCATACTCTGGATGCAGATCACAGAGACAGCCTGTGCTCCAGGTAGTGATAGGTGATCCATCCCAGGTATTATTAGTATAGCTGGATGGCTGGTGATAGTGACCTATCAGTATAGTCTGCACTGACTTCAAAAATATACCTCTGGATGCTGATACAGGATTAGTGAATCCTCGGCCAGCCTCATGTCCATGAGCCACGATAAGGTTCCCTATCTTAGCCCACTCCTTATTTTTTACAAAGTGAATATTCAGCGACTTGAGATTCAGCATATTCTCCAGACTAAACTCCATGATGCCATACAGCTCAGGGGCTTTGGATCGCATGTACTGATCATACCGAAAATCATGATTACCTACTTTATAGTAGATCTCCACCTTATCACCAAAGTACTCTCTAAATGTCTTTAACAACTCCCTGGTGATCATCAACTCTTCCTTAAAGTTCTTCTGCCTCGGATCTCTCAAAAACCTACTGATCTGATAAGCATCCATGATATCCCCATTGAGATACAGAGCATCTATACCCACCTTTTTACCATACTCTAGTGCCAATATCAGAGCATCCTTATCTTGAAATGGCACATGAATATCAGAGAGCACCAACACCTTTCTACCTTTAACGATCACAGGGCTATCCCAGTCCAGCTGCTTCTCTCCTTCAGGTATCTTATTCCAGGAGAACTGCTTATTTATTTTCACCTCTGAATCAGGCACATACTTCCTTGACTTACCTCCTACAGCTCCAGTCACATATCTGACAGACCGCCTGGCATCTTCTACATTTTTGTATACTTCCTTATTTTCAGCATATATCAGCTTTGCTAATCGCAGCTTATTGCCAGAACTATGTTTTTCTACATATTCCCTAGCTATCTCAGACTTCAATCCCCTTCTTCGTTTCATACTATCCTTATTTTTTAAATCTCCTATTTCTGTACATACCCACCAACCTATTCCTATATCCCAGCAGCACCCTATCTCTCTTTATTCTCATCCTTCTTTCCTCTTGCAACTCTTTCTCTACTCCCTCCATACCCCCATAAGTCGTCAACTTATCCTCGTCCAGCCGCTTCCCATTCTCACATATCATGCACCCACCAGGATCTCTGAGGTCAAAAGAAGATCCACACTTATCACACGTCCTCCATATCTCATGAGCCATATCTTTATATTTTAATAACAAAGTATTCATCAATAACCGCTGGTTCGTTTAAAACGATTCTCTCATTAGCAGAGTCCAGCTTATAAGTCCTGTAGTCAGTCAGAGCACTATCGTAGAGCTGCCTTGTACCGTTACGCTCCAGCTGTACCAGCTCATTTAGCTCATAGTCCTCATAATCACCCTCATTAGGTATTGCCTTGTCTGTCAGATCCAGGTACAGACCAGTCACATCTTTAATTAGGATCTCTCTCAGACCTCCATCTCTCACAGGCTCAGGAGCTAGTACCAGTGTGCCTTCTGGAAATATATCTACCAGTACCTCTGAGATCACTATGTTATTATCACCCTCTACCAGATCCTCTGTCAGCACCACCTCAGCACGTAGACCTGTCACTGGATTCACCAGGATGATCGTATCTCCTGTTACCAGGCCAGTATCTCCTACAGCCTGTACAGTGATACCATTATTCACTCCCTGAGTAGTAGGAGCTGTAGTATGAGTGATCAGACCATCTACCGAGATCACTACACTGTCCTCTCCTCCTTGATTAGTCACTGATGTATTATTAGCACCTATGATGATATTACCAGATCCCAAGGATTTTACTATACCACTATCCTTGATCGTAGTACCTGGTGTATCCTCTCTCGATATCTCTACGAATACTCCAGTGAATATCGACTGCCAGCAGTCATACCTTCCTCCCATCATGATATAGTCTACACCATCATACGTCACTATGGTATCGGGCTCTATCAGATCAGCTGTAGCATAGTGCCGTATACTACATGTGAGCACCTTGATCAGCCTCTCTCTGAATTGTGCCATCACATCTGCCTTATGCTGTAGTATCGTCTCTGATGCCCCTACACCATTCTGCTGCCACAACTCCGTATCTACATACTCTATACCATCCACCCTCCTTAACCTGTGTATGCTATCACCATTAGGCACATCTCCCAGCCTCATCTCCTCCTCTACTGTAGCTCTGTTATTCTCATTATTCTCTGCCAGATAAGCCCTGTAGTCATTATCACTTACATTCCTATTACTATCCTCACTATCTACACTAATACTGAATTTTAGTGTCTCGTACGAAAAGCGATACTTACTTGTATCACTATAGTCCTGCCCTTGACCACCTAGACCTATAGGCTGACCATGCTCTTCTATCTCCACCTCAGCATTCCCTTTCGTAAAAAACCCTCCACTCACAGGAGTAGCCAGGATCACTTTGTTATTAACATTATCAATACTATACTGATCTCCCCCTGGACTGAGCTGATTAAACTCAAACGCCCTACCATCTCCTTTTACCTTTACAAGACGATCTACCTTTTCCTTTTTGGTCGCACTGTTTGGCAACGTAGCATTAGTTATCGTAACCTCGCTTACGGTTCCAGCTTTTCTTGTGGTCTTTCTGATATTGATAGTTGGACGTATAGATTCAGCATATTGCAACCTTACACTCAGCTCTCCTGACTCTATCAACGGTGGAGTCTCCAGCTCTATCTCAGTACGAGTCTTAAAACTAGCATTGCCTCCAAACACTATAGCTTGCACCTGTTTAGTCAGGATCACCTCACATACCGCAGGTGTATCTACCCACTGCATATCACTGTACTCTATCTCTACAGCTTCAGGATCTATAGGTAGTGGCAGGTAGTCCCACTCCAGAGCATCATTGAGAGTACATCTTTCTCTTTGTAGATAATAGTCACCCACTTTCACCGTCAGATGCAGTACCATATTGTGTACTGGCAGTATATTAGGCTCTGGAGCTATGCTGAATGCAGCATGCTCTATCAGCATGTCTATACGCAGTGTGGCATCAGCTATACTGTCTACAACTATTATATTTTCCACCAGATCCTCTACCACATCAGCAGGATCACCTGCTGGCGTGCTTAGGTTCTTAAATACCAGACCATGAGCCAGGTTATTATTTCCACCTATCTTGTGTTTGATAAGTACAGATCTCACTTTTGGCAGTCTTGTAGTCTTTCCCACATTAGGTAGCATCCTGTGAGGCTGCTTTCCACTTGCCTCAGTAGTCACTTCTATATTATGCTGATATAACTCAGAAGCTAGAGGAGTAGGATTAATAAACGCATAAGTCCTATCATACACCTTCTGAGTCACAGGAGCTGTATTGTAGTCCTGTATCTGCTTCATCTTGTATGCACCATTCCTCTGATACATCCTGGCGTTAAAGAGCTTCATGATTCTGGCAAATACCTGGTCACACTTCTCTCCAGCAATCAGATTAGCCCAAAAGTCCTCATTAGCCCTATCCTCTATGTCCAGGATTTTAGCCTCATTCTCATTGGCAAATGCTCTGCCATGTATCGCTGTCTGATTGAGCACATCATCTGATGTATTCATATTAGTCTCATACGTCTTTATAGAGGTAATGAGATATCTTTCTCCATCAGTGTAGTAGTCTTTAACTCCCAGTATGTCCAGTGCAAGCCAGATGTGATCCAGGAGAGGCAGAGTACTGTCCACCCATGCAGCATTCTGAGTATAGGTATAGTCCTGAGCCAGACCTAATGCATCAGTGCATTGTATGGTGATACCATAAGGCTTATGAGACTCAGGCACTTCTATTCCTTCAGTCAGGATCCTCATCACATACTTCAGATCATTATCTATGTAGTACTTTATGAAGTATCTCCCTGGCTCACTCTCCTCCAGGTCAGCTATCCATGTCTCTAGTGCTGTATTGCCTACAGGTATGTACATGCCAAATGACATAGAAGTAGGAAGCAGCGGAGTAAATAGCTCTGTAGACTGTGGCCTGGATATCTCAGCTCTCCCTCGCACACAGAATTCTCCTATATTAGCATACAGGCCATCTCTGTCATGGATCTCGATCTTATTGACCGCACTATTGTCATGATTCCCAAATTCTCCTGTAAGTACTAATGACATATCAAAAGTCGTCTATCGTTTTATCAAGGAATAATACTACTACCACCCAGCATCGTATACTCATCATTAGCCATTCCCAGCACTCCTATGAGATCCTTACCCAGTATCCTGAATGTCACTGGCCCACCACCACTATTAGGCACATATGGAGCAGCAGCCTTCAGGAACTCTCCCATACGCTCGAAAGGCACTACAGCCTCACGTCCACTAGGATTATCCCCCAGTATGGCTGGTGTAGGGCCAGTAGTGATACCTCCCTTTGCAAAGAACTTTATACCGCTGAGTGCATTGAATAGTCCCTCAAAGCTAGTTTTAACACTCCCAATCTTCGTTATATTAAATCCTCCCAGTATGCTTGAAAGAAAAAATGCAGCAGCAGCGGCTACGATAAGTTTTTTTACCAGTGCTCCTATCGTCCTGGTCAGTGTCTTAAATACATCCTCTCCTCCTGACGCTATAGCGTCAAATACATCAGTAAAAACGCCCATTGTTAAATTAGCGATAAAATCAAAATTTCTGGCTATAAATACTGTAGCCTTAGTCCACTCACCTTGCATGAAGTTTGCCATGCTCGTAGCATTCTCCATGAGATTTGAGATCAGGCCACTCCAGTTAGCTGCCAGCTCTGAGCTGAAGGTGATTACTTCACCTTTCATCTCATTCATCTTATTCTTCAGCTTCACAAAAGGATAGATGAGCTTAGAGTAGTCCAGGAGATTAGTACCTGAGCCACTACTTCCTTTCTTAGCACCTCCGCCACCAGCACCTACACTACTAAAGGAGTCATCTATCTCACCAGCTGGAGAGAGCACTGCATTTTGTAGATCTTGGAGATCCTTTTTTACACTCGCCATAAATTCGCTGAAGGACTGGGCCTCTCCAGGATCTATAATCTTTATAGGCTCTATAGACTGTAGCCACTCATTAAATTCCTTTACACCAGGTATCACGCCTCCCAGCCAGGAATCAAACTCTGCCAGCTTGCCCACTATGTACTGTATACCACTTAGGAAGATGTTTTTTAATCCTGACCAGATGTTTTGGAATCTAGCCTTTACGATCTCCCAGTTCTTATACAGATATATCCCTATCGCAGCGAGAGCTGCTACTAGAGCTGTGATCAGTATTACTTTAGGACTTACTATGAGCTGTATCACTCTGCTAAATACCCTCATCCCTGCCGTGATCGCTGTGATCAGCTTAGGGATCTGGCCCAGCACCAGCAGCAGAGGCCCAGCAGCTATAGCCACCACTCCCAGCCTTACTACCCAGCTCTTAGTACTGTCATCCAGAGATTTAAATCGATTAGCCAGGACTCTCAGCACACCTCCCATAGTCTTTAAGACTTCTTTCACGCCTAGAGCCTTCTCTATACTATCACCAAATGTCTTGGCTGCGAGATCCACATTATCTCTAAATGTACTCCATACACCATCCAAGGTGTCAGCCAGTCGCTCAGTACCTCTGTAAAACTTTCCACCTTCATTAGTGGCATTATTGATCGCTCTGGCTACTACATCATATCCGAGCCTGCTCGTCTCTGCCATCTCAAAGATCTCAGCGGATGTTTTACCCAGCTCTTTTTCTAGCAGCTCTATGATCGGTATCTGCTGATTAATCAGCTGCCTAAGATCCCTGGTCATCACCTTGCCCTCAGCTCTAGCCTGACCAAATGCAATGGCTACGTTATTAAGATTACCCCCAGTAAGAGCTACCATATCTCCTAGCCTCCTGGTAGCATTCATAGCATCATCAGCTGCCAGACCAAATCCTAATAATATATTAAATCCTTTAGACAGCTGCTCTAATCTAAAAGGTGTCTTGCTACTGACCTCTACCAGCTCATTGTACGACTTTGCTCCTTGCTCTGCACTCCCTGTGAGCACATCCATAGTAACCCTCAGTCTCTCAAACTTTGCTGATGTTTTTAGAGCGACTACACCAGCAGCGGCTAGTGGTATAGAAAATCGTGTAGTCAGGAACTTCCCAGTCTTCTCCAGATCTCTACTGAATTGATCGACCTTGCGATCTAGCCTGTTCAGCTTTTTGACAAAACCATCTATCGATGCTTTTATCTTGACATTTAACTCACTGTGTTTCTTAGCCATTGTTCATTTTCTCTAGCCAGTCAGCATCCCTCTTTTGTACCCTCTCGAACATTGCTGCCTTTTCTTCCATTGTCACCTTACTCTTCTCTTCCTCATCATCTCCAGGCAGCCGATAAAGTGAAGTTTCTTTGATTCCATTTTTCCTCACATCCACCAGCCCTGCCAGCTGCATAAATGATGCTCTTCTCAGTCGTTTCCACTTCACCAGCTCTGCATCCAGATACCCTTCTATAGCATTACACAGCTCATCGAATGGCATCTCCCAAAAGTCTCTGTAGCTTCCACGCATAGCACCGAGATAGACCTTTTGCAGCTGGTCTATCCAGCTGCCATAGTACTCAGTGCTTTTTAGTTTCCCGATTCAGCTCCTTCTACTACCGCCACCTTATCCAGCTTCCAGTACTTCATGAGAAAGTCAGTCCAGTCTGCGATCACAGTAAAGTCCTCATCTGATACTTTTACCAGGTCTGCTTTACTCATCTGATCTCCTATACCAAAGTGGATGAGATTAACTGTAGCCTCATACAGATCATCCTGGATGTACTCACCCAGCCTCCCCACATTGTATTTTCCGTTTGTTTTCTTTTTGAGCCATACATTCAGTTTGCTCAGTGGAGCTTTAAATTCATAAGTTTTGTCACCGATGTTAATCTCCTTCATTGTTGTTTGTTTATGTTAAAAATCCTGTTTGTCGTTAAAATCGGAGCTGGCAGTTACTCGCCGCCAGCTCCACCTCACAGTATGAAAAAACCAACTTTATATCCTGGCTTATGCATTAGTACCTATCGTGATAGCACCATCACTCGCAAAGTCAGCACTATAAGTCACTATAGCATCTCCACCTTGCTGTGAGTCCAGTGTCACAGGATTGATCACTGCTGTAAATGATACCGTCCTGTCACCAGTAGTAGCTGTACCAAATCTGATGATCACCTTCTCGCTCGCTACTAAGTGATCTATCAAGTCAAAAGATCCTGTACCAGCTGGATCATCATTAGCTACCAGTCCTGAGACTGATCCTGTAGCATCCAGCGTACCATAGTCCCTGTTTTTCACTCCTCCATTTCCCTTACACAGATACTCTATGATCTCTCTGTTTATCGTTACAGAGACATTCTCCACACATGCTAGAGCAGTCATTGTGCCTGAGATGTCTTTGTATATGGTGAAGTCTTTTACATTAATCTTGCCCATAGCATTTAAAAATTTATTGTGATTAAATAATTTGCATTACCTCATCACCCATTTCTCAATGCCTTCACTTGTCACCCATTCTCACTCCTCCTCATCCGCACTTCGTTCACCGTCCTTCGTCTGTCGTTCATCATCCATCGTCAGTCCTCTCATCTCATCCTCTTCCACCACATTTCCCTGAAGATCCACCACTTCTAGCTTTCCTGGGAATAATGCTAACAATGCATAATACCCATCAGAAGCAGTCTGAATCACTGTATTTTCTTTCCATAAATACTCCTCTACCTCTATCTCCTCAGTAACTCTTACTCGATGTATATTAGGATCAAACTTTGCCATCGTTACAGTTTATGTATGGTACATGTGTACCTTGATGTTATTAAAAATAGATCTGGATCATCGCTATAGATCTCAGGATCTTGCCCCTGGAATACTAGGTTATTTACATAGTGTCCAGCTACATTTTCATGTGTCCTTCCATCTAGCCTGTCGTATATCAGCTGCTGGATCTCATCGCACTTGTCAGGATCTTCAGCTACTACAGCGATCTCGAATTCTACTTTAAATGTCCTCTGCGCATCACCTCCCTTAAGATGTATAGGCTCTATACTCTTTCTAAATCTCACAGCTGGATAGCTCACCTTCTGCGGTATCCTAATAGGATAGATAGCCTTACCCCCTTTAGGATCATTGGCCAACTCGTTAGTAATAATAGACTCAGTGCTGATCAGGCTATATACCACTGCATTATAGTTACTCATAACCCCAGTTCTTTTTGAAGTCCATGTATTACATCTCTAGCTACTCGCCCATTAGTAGCATTCCATGTATCAGCGATATAATTCCTGTCATCAGGCTTAAAATTGTCCTGGAATATCCCATACCATCCATCCACTTTTCTCTTATTTCTAAATACCCCTTTTCCCTTTCCAACCTTTAGGATCTTAGGCCCGATAAAAATGCTCCTAAACTTATTAGTTCCTCTGAATTGGAGCTTTTTAAAGGATCTCAGCAAGTTTCCTGGATGATACTCAGCCACTACCTCTCCACCACTATACCTCTTCACTACTCTATTAGCTCTAGGAGTAGACCTACTATGCATAGCATTTGTATATGGCTTTGACCCTTCAGTCAGGATTTTCCTAACCTTCTTAGGACTCAGCTTTCTGATCAGATCTTTATTCTTTTTAAAGAACTGGTCAGCATCGACTAATATGTCAAACTTCTCTGCCATCCTATTCCACTAAAAATGTTTTTACTTCCATTGCTTCTTGATATCCTAGCTCTTGTACACCTTCCACATTATATCTTCTGCCATCCTCGTCCTCTATATGCCAGTCAGCTCCCACTTCAGCATCATACCACATTCTCCAGTTCACATACTTCCTCTCCTTCTCCTGGTATTCACTCTCATCTTCACTACTCACGCCTTCTCTCTTCTCGGCCCTCACAGTCTTATGTATTACATAAGCCTCAGCAGGATAACCTGAAGGAGATCTAGCAGCAGTTGCATCAGGCTTCAGCAGATCTACTCTCCAGTACATCTGACCTACATCTATCAGCCCCTTCATTATACCACCCTTCCTTCTCATATTCCTCCTACATTAGGCACTATCCTAGTGCATAGCCACTTGTCCACAGCTGTCTCCAGCTTTTCTGGTGGATCATCTCTATAGACATACATCTTTACTACTAGCCATGCTATCATCTGTTTCAGATCCGCTATGGTTTCATCAGCAGCTTCATGCCCTATAGTCACCTCTACTTTCACTTGCTTGATCTGATCAGTAGCCAGGTCAGGCAGATCTACATCACCTACATAGGCCAGCATCGGTATCAGATGGGTATCGTCCAGCTCATAGTTAGCTTCTCCCAGCACTGTATAATCAGTGGTATCCTCAGCCTTATACTCTACCTTATCTATAGACAGTATCGGCAATCTGCCAAACTCATGACATCCTCCAGCCTGATCATACCACCCTCCAGCATATCCTTCACCAGTTCCTTTCTGTATAAATAAGCTCGTCTTAGCTTCCAGCATACCCTGAGCAGCCTTGATGAGTCGAGTAATATCGTTATCATCACCAGCAAATCCCTCCCTATTCAGATAGGACTTCGCCTCATCTAAACTCAGTATAGGATCTCCAATATATGTCAGTCGCTTAATTCTCATTGTCAGATTACCTTTTACCGTCTATCCGTAATGTCTGTTACTCTTCAACCCCAGCCTCAGCCGTTGTCTCTTCTTTTTTCTCTTCTTCCTCGATATATCCCTTCACCAACATCTCTTCCTTCAGCTCCTTATCTTTTATATCAACATAATCTCCTGGATAATTAGAAATACCGAAAGCTCCTATCAGTGGCTTCTTCACGATTAATTTTTTCTTCTTTGCCATCTTATTTTTACTACCAATGAATAAATAAGTAGGATGAGCATTAACACCCATCCTACTGTTCGTGAAGGCATTAAAGTGGGTGACTTTAATACCTTACACGTATTATGCAGTTAAGTCTATATCCGTAATGGACACAAAACTCTTCTCCCTCTCTACGATAAAGTCCCACCAGCTATGTGCGATGATCTTCATCTGAGCATCATCAGCTACAGTGTACGGATCTACCAATAGAGACATTCCACCCCACTGACCTATCGTAAGATCTCCCCAGTTTCCATATAGCAATGAGTTTAGAGCTGTGCCAGTTCCTTTTGTACCATCACTAGGCATCTGAGTGGTCGTATAAAATGTTCTCCCTGGAGCAAACTTGTCATATAAGAATATTCCAGATCCAGCATCTACTGGAGTCGTCATCAACTCTCCCCACACGCCAGGTGTAGTAACCCATCCCAGTCTACCCTGCTCAGCATTGTCATCCTTAAGAGCGACCATCACCTCTACCAGCTTATCCCATGTGATAGCACCACCATTAGTTCCTATCGCTACATTAGTTATGCCTTGACTCAAGATGCCTGTAGGCACATTGCCAGCACCAGAGCCATTTAAAATTGTAGCATCCAGCTTGATCTGAATAGACTCTATGATTTTTCTTCTCATGAATGACTCAGCACTGATGCTTGACTGGATAGCCCACTGCATTCCCCAAAATGACTTTGCTGAAAGTCGATTAGGAGATAGAGAGATTTTATCAAAGTTCGGCTCTGTCTCAGTTGTACCGCCAAACTCTCCTTCCCAGGTAGCAGTCAGATAGTCCTTATCACGCGGAATTTCTACATTCCCTTGTAGTCCGTACATCGTTCTAGCCCCCAATCTTGACACTACTAAATCAGGTAAGAATGGGTCTACCAATCTTTGTGACAGATCCGTAGCCACAACTTCGGGCCCTTCTGTAGCTGTAGTCACGTTTAGTGCTCTCTGCTCACTCGATGGAGTCATAAATACACTAGGAATGTGAAATGCTCTGGATGGCAGATTGAGCTTCAGCTCTCTGGCTTCTTTCTCTGCTTCCTGGTGCATCTCCAGCTCCACTCCTGTCTGAGTCTGACCATTATACCTCGTCTGCACAGCTTTCAGAAAAGAATATCTTTTCTTAATCCTGTTTTGCTCACCTTGCTCTCCTCCAGTTGCAGCAGCTCCTGGTATCACAGCTGGTGGATTATTCATTTCACTGGCTGCTCTCTGACCTAATATGGCCTCTCTTTTCTCAGCTGCTCTGATAGCTAGTGCCAGAGTGCCTGTCTTTTCGTCCAGTTCAGCCTCTAGTGCTCTTAATCTGGTCTGTTCATCATCCGTAAAGGCTCTTTCACCTGCCTCTGCTGCATCACATAATGCCTTGTAAGCGTCGAGTTTCGTCGCTCTTTCCTGTCGTAATTCCGCTAAAGATTTCATTGCGATTTTAATTTTGATTTAAAAAATGGTAATACCTACATCGAGCGACCCCGACACTAGGATGTATTACTCTTGATCCTTGATCACCCATCTTTATCACGCCTCCTTTAGCTATGTCATCAGCTGCAATCCCTTCACCTGGATCTAGCCGTTTCAGTTCGTTTTTTATGTAATTATTCGTGTCATCCACATCTCTTTTAAATGCCTGTTTGTATGATCCCACATGCACCAGACTCCACTCCAGCAGCTCTCGTCTCCCATAGTGATATACTTCTGGCTCACCCTTTTCAGGATCTCCCATTCTCCCAGCTTCCATAGGAGCAAATCCCACACTTGCCATCTTTATAGTGCCTCTCTCCACATGACCTCTAACCTTATCAGCCAGCAGGTTATGACCTCGCTCAGGCCACTCAGCTTCAGCTACCATAAACCGATTGTCAAAAAATATTCTAGACTCTCCCAACGCCACATCTGGATCATCACTGAATGTACTGTGCATCCAGTAGAATACACCGTTATAATCCTTTAGCTCCCACTCGTCTGCTGTGAGAACAGTCCTGTGCCTATCTACAGCTTCACCTGAGATCACGATCTCAAACTTGCCATCACTTATAGCCCTTACTTCTGTTTTATGAAAGCTCCTTTTCATCAGCTTCTAGTTTTAATTTTTGATTTAGATGGCTACCTTCCTGGAAGCCTTTAAATTTGTTCCTTTCATAGTATGGCTCAGCGTAGTAAAGCCTAGCTGCACCAGTGGCTCATCACCACCCTCTATAGGATTGAAGCCTTCACGTTCTCTGATCTCATTAGGAGTAATAGCACCCATCATGGCTCTGTACAGCTCTCCTCTTTCCTTAGCTGTAGCCATAAGCACATAGGTAGAGTCGTAGTGGACAAATAGCACTCCTCGCTCATTCTCGAAAAATATCTTGTGGTTATATTCCTGTTGCCTCTTCATCACAAGAGCATTTACAGGAGACTGCCACAGCTCTTTGTTGTATTGCTCCAGGGTATTGTAACTCTCACTGTCTTTATTGCCCAGGTGTCCAGGCTTCAAACCCATGATCAGAGCTGCCTCCTGGAGAGATAGGTCGCTCAGCTCTGCAAATTGCCAGTCTTTAAAAGGTAGATCCAGCTGCTTAAATTCAGCATTATGCTCCAGTGCCAGGATCTTACCTGTATTCTTGACACCACCATACCATTTCCTGATCCTGTCAGACAGCTTATTAGCATCACTATCAGATAGCTTTCCAGCCCACTTGATCCAGCCAGCCAGGAATAAGCCAGACTTGTACATGTTGTCTACCATAGATCTCCTCCTCAGATCCGTACTCACTGCTTTCCTTGTCACCATAAATCGTGACACAGCTTTCAGATCCTCCATATTCTCCACCTCATCCATGATATGTATCATGTCAGTGTATGGCACACTCTCTGCTGTCCTATGGTTTTTATACCAGATCTCTTTGACCAGCCTCGTACTCCCATCCTCCATAGGCACATGTGCCTCTATCTCTTTCACCTCTACATTGCCAGGATGCCACAGCTCGATAGCTGTCACCTTGCCATCATAAGGATCTCTATGTATGCGCTCATAGCTATTGCCATAGATATACATCCAGGCCACAGCTATCTTCTCATGCTGTATAGCAGTCATCCTCTCTGATGGTCTGGCACTGATCATGTATTGTAGATTGTGATCCAGAGCCAGCTCAGATCCTTGAGGTAGTCGCCTTCGTATGGATTTTGGACATGAGGCTATCATGTCCGTGATCAGATTGATACAGTAAAATATGGCTGGGATACCCTTAGCATTGTAAGGATTCACACCATTATTGCTACTCTCCATGATGCTGAGCAGCTTCAGTGCATCTGTAGTATTACTGAATGGATCTATAGACCTCGACTGTACCTTCAGAGATCTGCCAGACAGTTTCCTAGATATGACTTGTGGTATTTCTGACCATTGCATGACACGAATATCATCAGATCATATTTCACCAAAAAGTCATGTGATTAAATTAGTGCTAAGTAGTTTGGTTTACGTATTATTCCCCCAGTTGGTATGTAACTCGCAAACGCCTTAGAATTAAAATAACAATACACAATATTTTATGGCACATAAAAGCGTATTATTCAAAAAAATATTGCGTTTATATAGGTGTTAGTGGCAATTAAAATGACCACCTGCTTCC